TCCGTCGTGACGTTCCAGCCCGTGCCAGGCGTCTCGGTCGACGGGGCACGACGCTGCACGTCAGTGCGTCGCCAGTCGGACTTGCTGTACTTCCAGTACAGATCCGACTGCTTGGACACTGGCACGCGGGGGAAGATCTTCGACGCAATGAAATTACTGGCGTTCTGGATGTACGCCACGCTGACGTTGGTCAGCGGCACATTGACGTGAAGATCCGCCTGGGTCGGGTTAGGCATCGCTCACTCCTCTCTCAGTTGCACCGAAGCAGGACGGAGGACAACTGGTTCGCCCCGCCAGATGCTTCGATCGCGATACCGATACCGTTCCCGGCCCCGGACTTCACGGCTCGTCCGGTGGCGTCGGTGTCGATCAGGTCCCCAGGGATGAAGACCCCTCCGCTGAGCACCTGGGAGATGCCTCGGATGGCGACCGTGACGGCTTGTCCGGCTACCTGGGGCTTGTTCTGGGCTACGCCCACGACATGGTCAGCAACTGCCGTGGCAAGTCCACACTGCTTGGCACCGGTCACCTTGACAAACCGGTACTGGGCTTTCCCGTAGTTCGGGTCAGCCGCCCCGGGGGTACCAGGCACTCCGGTGTAGCCCGCCAGGCTGCTGTCAGCAGTCAGCGTGACATTCCGGATGGCTTCGTCATACGCCATGTTGGTCTACCCTCCTCGGGGTTTCAGCGGTTGTAGGGACCGGACTCGTCGAGGTACCGGTCGTACAGAGAGGGATCGTCCGCGAATGACTTGGCGATCAACTCAGCCTTGCTGGTGTCACTCTTGGTGACCTGGTTGTTGGCGTAGCTCTCGATCTGGTCGATCAGGTAGGAGCTGGTGCCACCACCCTTGCTGCCGAGCTCGTCGAACATCACGTCAGAAGCAGCCGCGAGGCACTTGGCGATGACCTCGACGTACTCCGGAGCGACATTGTCCTCGATCGCCATCATGGCGTCGGCCAGGTCGTTGTCGTGAACCGGCAGCGAGTAGGACTTGGCGATCTCCAGGTACTCACTCCGGCGACGGGTGTCGCGCTCAGCCTTGGCAACCTCTTCAGCACCCATGGCGATCTTCTCCAGGTAGCTGACGTAGTCGACAGCCTTGGCGAAAACCTCGTCCCGAGCGGAGTCAGTGAGTGCCTTGGAGAGCTGGACCCGGAAGTCGTCCGCGAAGCCGGTGGCGCTCTTGGCCACACCCTGCTTCTGAGTGGTGAAGGCCGACTTGCCTACCCCAGTCAGCTCAGGCTGATCCTCGTACTCCTCGGCCTCGTCGTCCTCGTCATCATCCGAGAACTGGTAGGCCTCACCTTGAGCGTCGAAGACCACGTCCCCCAGCTCTAGAGCGTTGGGATCAACCGGGTTTCCGTCCTGGTCGAAGATTTCCACGGTTTCCTCCTGCTGACCGTCGAGAGACTTGGCAATGGCGACTCTGGAATGCTGGTTCGCTCCCTTGTACACCAGGGAGATCTCGTCGACTTCCAGATCGCTCAGTTTGTTCGGCATGTCACCACCAATTATGGTCAAGGCCGCAACCTGGGTTCAGGACTGCGGGCGATAGCGGGGAGAGTAGCTGGCCCAGCTGTTGGTGCTGGGCTTCCGGTGTAGATAAGCCGCTCCACCAAGGGCTCCGGCACCGGCCAGACCGAGCGCACCAGCCTTGACCCCCCGCACCCTGCGTACCTTGCGGAGACCACTCACCGCCCTGGCAGCTTCTCCGACTCGGCCCTTGTGCTGACCGATCAGCTTCTCCGTCTCCTTGATGTTGTTGACCACCACGTCCCGGTACTTCAGGTGCGCATTGATCTGACCAGTTCGCGCTCGCTTGTCGGCGGGACTGAACTTGTTCCCGACATCCATCTGTGTCCGGACAGCGTGCAATCTGCGATGCTCAGCATTGGCACCGGCCAGACGGTTCTTCCACATGTTGTGCTCACCGGTCACCCGATTGACCTGCTCCTGCTCCCCTACCTGGTGTGCCTGGGCCTGGTGCAGGTTCTTGGTGTCATGACGCAGAGCTCGCTGGCCGAGGTAACCAGCGCCACCGAGCGCACCGGCCCCACCCGTGGCCGCAGCCACCGACTCGACCTTGTTCCGGCGCTGCCGGTTGTACTCCGGGTCGTAGGCCTTGATCAGTGTGGTCTGGTTACGGCGACGCGCCTCGGCTCGCTGGATCGAGGCGTTGTTGTAACCCGAGGCACCGGAGATGGCACCAGCGGTCAGCGAGACCGGGACACCCACCTTGGTCAGGTTGCGGCCCGCCCGCATCAACTTCAGACTGCCTTTGACTGCGCCGACCTTCCTGGTCAACGCACCACCAGCAGCAGCACCGGCTGCCCCCAGACCAAGAGTCGAGGTCACCATGGTGGTGTTGGCACTGATCTTCTTCTGATGTCGTAGCTGAGCTTCAGAGGTCTTACCGAACGTCTGCCGGTAGATCTGGTTGCTGCCCTGGGCCACCTTGGCAGCTGGAGAGCCCTTCTTCAGAGCTGGCTTCGTGCCCTTGAAGTCGACATTCTGCTGCAGCGCGTTGTTGGCGTGGTTCAGCGTGGTCAACGAGGCCATCAGACCGGCACCCTTCGTCCAGAACCATGGATGCTCAGCCCGGCCAGCTTGCCCGTCTTGGCGTCCGCCCAGGTCTGGTCGTCGTTCACCTTGAAACCGACCCACCAGCCCTCCGGGACCTCGTCCGGCAGACCCATCGCCTTCTTCTTCTCCGGCGTGATGACCATCGACTCGATCATGTCGGAGACGTGGATCGGACCGGTCTCCTCCTTCTGGTGCATGTTCCCCCCGATCCGGGACTTCTGCACGAAGGAGTAGGCAGCCTTCTCGATCTCCTCCAGGTCCAGCACGTCGTCCTGCAGGTCGACCACTGGCTGACCGTTGACGCTGGTCACGCTGGCCCAGCCGAAGATCTGTCGCTTGTCGGTGTCGACCTTGGAGATCTCGGCGTAGATGCCGACCTCGTCCACCGACTTGGCCATCGGCTGCTGCTGCTTCTTCTGCTGGGTGTCGCCATGCAGGATCTTGGTGGCTGAGATCTCACCACCCAGACCGGCGACCTCCAGTGGGAAGAGCGCCGCTGAGCCGCCTTCGTGCTTGACACCCTGGGAGATGGCATGGCCGAGACGAGGCAGCTTCCGCAAGGTGGGTGCCGCCTTGTAGGCAGCCCTGGCTGCACCCCCGAACTTCTTGCCCGACAGCGCCAGCCCACCAGCACCAGCAGCAGCACCAACTGTGCTCAGCGCCGCAGTCATCCTCCGCTTACGCAGGTCAGTCTGAGGTGTGGCAGTAGGTGGTGCAGCCTTGCCGAACTCGATCAGCGCCTTGGAGACCTCAGAGCCCATCTCCCCGTAGAGCAGGTCGACGATGGCAGCACCGGCCTCGCTGTGCTGCCTCAGCGCGCTGACAACGTCCATGGCCTCATTCTCCCTGTTCAGTCCTCGACATCCATCTGCTTGCTGTCTGGCATCGGCGCGAGATACATCGTCAAGAACTTCTGCCCAGCCAAACTGATCTCCCGCCACTTCATTTCGATCCTGTAGTCGTCCCGAAGGAGCGCCTCGGTGGAATCAGCATCGGAGTCGTAGTGCACGTCAGCGTCGTCACGAGCGTCCTCCACCCGAACCAGACGAGGCTCCATCGCGGCGACTACTTCATCCAGATGCAACAGCTCGACTATCTGACGGTAGGTGATTTCGTCGGTGCCCAGCCCGCCGTGATGCTCCACCGGGAACCCCCAACGACTGGTCGTTCTGGTCGTCGGCTCACTCGGATCGTAGATCCGAACCTGAGCGAAGTCATCCGGCACCTCGTCGTAGTCATCACCATTCTCGACGCGTGCCTCGGCTCGCTCGTACCAGGCCACCGCGTTGTCGATGTCATGGTCGCTCAGGATGTAGTTGGCATCACGACCGTACTGCTGGGCGGGAAGTGAGATGGCACCGGGCACATCACTCCACTCCCGGAAGACATCCTTGGCATCGGCCAGCTTCTCCCGGCGATAGTCCTCGGCCCAGCGCTGCACCTTGTAGGGATCGGAGGTGAAGTGCACGTTGGTGACTTCCATGGCATCCCCCACATCCGGTCTGCCCCATGGTCCGAAACTTGGCGAGTCCTCGTTGTAGATGGCGTACACCGGCTGAGGCAGGGGTGAGTAGGAGTGCTGTTGCTTCCGTTTCCTGGTCTCTGGAGGAGTGATCGAGGTGATCGGCTTCAGGTGCATGTTCGGGCGTTTGCCGCCGAGAGTCGGACCGATGTCCAGATCCATCCCGAGAGCCAAATCTGGTGCAATGTCCAGCGTCGGCCCGACCGCCAGCTCCGGACCCTTCGGCACGTCGATGGCCAGATCGAGAGCGGCAACATTCAGGTTCGGTTTGCCCTCACCCGTCTGTGGTGTGTCGAAGATGTTCAGATTGAGCTTCGGCTTCTCCGGTGCCACCGTCGCCTCACGCAGCAGTGCCTCGTTCGCCAGGGTGCTGATGTCGGGCTCTGGCTCAGCAAAGACCGTGGGTCTGTCCATCTGACGAAGTCGCTGCAAAGAGCCGTGATGAGCCCGGGAGAACTGACCAGTGCTCGTATCCCGTGGGTGCTCACGAGCATCCCAGTCGGCTTTGGTGACGTTGGCATCCTGCAGCTGGTGGTACAGCTGCTGGCCGAGCTCACTAGCCAAGTGAGACTTCAACCGGGCGTTGCACCTGCAGTTGACGTGTAGCGGGGGTGACCAGAACTTCTTCTTGTTGATCTCAAAGGGCTGATTGACCGGCATCTCCATACCGTTCAGCGGGCCACACTCAGGGCAGACACGCTCATCGTCTGCGGTCTCCCAGACCCGGGTGGCGTTCTCCGGGATCAGACCGATCTGCTGAGCGTAGGACCAGGCCAGTTGCTTGCCGGTGGACTGGGCGCTGAAGCTCTCCTGGTCACCGATCAGCTCTGCCCGCTGGTGCAGCTGGGCAACGATCTGCCGGTTGATCCTGGCCTTCTTCACCGAGGGCAGCGCAGCCTCAGAAACCTTCGCCTCCGCACGCCCGGTCCACAGGGTGACCAGGCTCCTGACCCCCGGAACCGGCACGGCGAAGGCATCAATGATGTTGGCCAGGGCGATCTTGCCGTTGATGTTCCGGTTCAGCTGAGCCTGATAGCCCCGGATGGCAGCGTCGATACTCCTGTTGTTCAGGTACTCACCCAGGCCCCAGGAGTAGCGCAGGGCTAGATCCCGCAGCTGTTGAGAGGCGATCGACTGTTCGGCCATCTCCACTCCGGACAGGTAGGAGCTGAAGATGGCCGGGGTGACCATGTAGGTCCAGGCAGGCATGAAAGTGTTGAAGGTCTGCTGGATGACCGCCGCGTACTGCTGGGGTGGTAGGTCCTCGGCACCCTTCAACTGCTTGCTCAGCCGATGCTTCATGTAGGCCTGGTAGACCAGGAAAGCACCCCCGATGGCAGCTGCCGCCTTGGGCAGTGTTCTGCCGGTCTGATCCGGCATGGCAGCAACCGCGTTGATCTGGTTGGTCTCATCCGGAGTCAGGTCATCTGGCCAGATGACGTGGTTGGTCTCGTCCAGTTGGACCGTCATCTAGTTCCTCCGGTGACGCTGGAGGACAGCTTCCTTCTCATCATTCGGCACCCCGCTGAACAGACCATGCTCATCTTCTTGAAGTCGGTCCAGAGCCTCTGCCCGGTCAAACCGGTCAGAGATCGAGTTGGCTCGCTTGACCTCGTTCTCAAAGGCGGCGTGCGCGTCTGGCTTGGTATCCACCGCAGTGGTGGCGGGCTTGGTCTCCACAGCGGTCTTCGGCTCCGGAGGCCGGGACACCTTCAACGCCCGAGCCTGCTCGATCCGCTTCACCTCTGCGTCGTACTGCTTGACGTGAGGGCCGTTCATCCGAATGTCAGCCTGACGACGGTTGGTCCGGGCCTGGTTGGACATCGTCTTCAGCTCTTCGTCGCTCTTGGCCGAGAGCTCCAGCAGATCCTTGTCCCCGGCGACTGTCTTCAGCTGATCGGTGTCCAGACCCATCGGAGACTCTGGCGCAGTGTGGCTGGCAAGCTTGCTGTCATCCCACTTCGGCTTGGCCGTCTGACGCTCGACCAGCCCGATCTCGTCGAAGTCATCAGCGCTGAAACCAGGGTTCTTGGCCCGCAGCGTGCCACCGTGGGCATCCAGCAGAGTCTTGATCTCACCCCGTAGCTTGGGTGCTTCGTCAGAGTCCAGGAAAGACTCCCGTTCGGCCTCGCTCATCCCCCGATAGCGGTCCATCAACGGATGCCGGATCGAGGAGATCACCCCGGCGTTGTTGGTCGCCTTGACCGCCTCATGGGTCTGCAACCACAGATTGGCATCGTGCTTGGTGGCTGTCTTCAGCCGGTCCTGCTTGTCAGCGTCTCGCTGGCGGTCCTGGATCTGGCGGGCCTGCTCCCGGGGACTACTGGCTGGAGTGGTTGCCGGAGTGGTCGCGGTATCCCCCTCGCTCGTCTTCCGCTCGGGACCTCGTGCCCGCCAGTTCTGGTAGTTGGTCTTGTCAGCCCCGCGCTTGCCCTCGCCAGTGATGGTGGTGTCGAAGTAGCCCGCCCGAGCACCCTCGGGACGGTTATACCGGGGCTTCACATAGCCCTGATCAGGCTTGGCGTGGAACCGGCTGCCCGGGATGCCAGAGGCAGAGTTCAGCACCTTGTTCCTGGTGGTCGACTCCACGTCGTCGATGTAGTACGGGAACTGCTCCTTCAGAGCCTGCATCGCCGCCTGGTAGCCCTCACCGTCCAGCCGGTAGTTCTGCCCGGCGTTGTCGGTCAGCAGCTCGTCTTCCTTCTCGTACTTGAACCGGCGAGCAGCAGCCTCGCCCTCGTGCTGGGTGATGTCAGCCACGTCTTTGTCGAGCTTGGTCTTCTGCTCCGGAGTCAGTTGTGGCTTCTTGGCTGCCTCAGTGATGGCCTGCTCGACGTAGCCTTCCATTTCCTGCTTGGACGGGTGCAGATCCAGTGCGGCGAACTCGTCCTCGGTCTCCTGCCGAATCCGGGCCTTCGTCTCAGGCGACATCATCCGCTCTGGGTTCTTCACGTTCTCTGACTTGACGGCGTCCAGCAGGTGCTCGTAACGACCGACCATCTGCTTGGCCTTGTCGTTGTAGCGCCGACCACCACGCAGGTCGTCGTCGAAGTGCAGGGTGAACACCCCGGAGTTGGAGACCACCGAGACCGAGCGGGCACCGGAGAGCAGACCAGCGTAGATGTCTTCTGAGGTCAGCCCACCGGACTCCCGGGTGCGGACGTAGGAGCCGCCCTTCAGACCACCCAGATTCTTCAGGTTGAATGGCAGGTAGTGATCTTCTCCGAACCCGACCGCCTGGGCAATCGTGTTGCCTTCGGCGTCAATCATGATGCCCTCGGACGGAGTGACCCGACCCGCCTGACGGTGCAGGTTGGCCATCTTGGCGCTGGGCACCCGGGACCGGGCTGGCTCACCGTTCTGAGTGCCGAGTCCGAGCATGTAGTTGACCGCCGCCTGATGCGAGGCGTAGACCTTCTCGTTGGGCTTCAGCGGGGTGCTGGCTGGACGCCCCTCGTTCCGGTTCAACTGGGCGGCGGCGTGCTTCTGGTAGGCCTGCAGATTCTTGTCCGGAGTGCGTTCGGTCCCTCGGTAGCGGTAAGCCGTCTTCCTCATCGAGGGGCCGATCACCTTCTCGGCCTCTGGCCCGTACATACCGGCGATGCTGGCCAACTGACCAGCAGCCACCACACTGGGCTTGCCGGTAGCTATTCCCAGGGACGAGACCAGGTTCCCGGTGGCACCCATCCGGCGCATCGTGTCGGTGGCCTGGCTCTCATTGCTCGGGCGCTCGTTGAATCGGGACTCGAAGTCACGGACAGGCTGGTGCAGGGTGTCGGCCATATGGGCAGTGGCCCGACCACCACGCGCCACGTAACCTCGCTTCAGAGCCTTCAGGTCCTCGTAGTCGGACTTCTGTCCAGCCTTGATCTGCTCGGCCTGAGCCTTGTACTGACCACGAGTCATCCGACCGAACTTGCCATGGTCACGCTGCTGGTACATGTACCAGTCGTTGGTGAAGTTGGACTTGGCCACCGCGACTGCTGCCGCCTGAGCCACCAGGACCTCGGGGTCAGCACCCTTGTTCAGCTCGCGCAGGAAGTAGGGAGCGAGATCGTCCGAGATCGACTTCTGGACTCGGTCGTACTCTGCTGACAGTGCCCGTTGGTTGTTGGCGATCTCGTTGATGTGTAGATCGTCGGCCACGAACAGAGCGAACATCCGTGCCTCGTCCGGGTCCATCTTGGCGACGGTGTCGTAGACCCACTGGGCAGCATCCATGTGCTCATTCTCCCTGAGTCGTCATTTCACGGTCTCGACCGAAGCGATGATGTTGGCCTGGATCACGCTACCGTTCCACATCCCGTCGAGGGTTCTCCCGGACAGTGCGCTCCCGCTCCACTGCTCGAAGATGTACGGCGGCACGCTCAGTGAGGCACTGGCCGACCACGGCCCGAATCCTCCGGTGTCGACACCTCGGGTAGCGACCTGCCAGGTCCAGCCAGTGCCATTGACAAAGGTGTTGGCTGGCAGCACGTAGCTCGGGGTCGCACTGATCTGGACCGGGATGTTGGTCCAGGTCTTCCCGCCGTCCTGGGAGAACCGCAGCTGGCAGGCCTGCTGAGCTGCACCGTCCGTGCCTGGGTGGTGGGTCCAGCTGAAGGTCTGGTTCTTGCTCAGATCGACCGCAGTGCCGTTGGGCAGCAGACCGGTCGGAGCCAGTGGCGGGGTGACCGTGGTGACGGTGTTGGAGGTGACGTAGGGAGATGACTTCACCCAGGCGTCTTGCTGGCTGACGGCAATCTGATACTGGTTCGATCCCGAACCAGGAGTGTCGTCGGTCCAGCTGCTTGTCCCTTCGCCCAGGGTCGCCACGGTGGCGAAGGCACCACCGTTGACACTGCGCTGGACGGTGACCACACACGGGTTAGGGGTGGAACTGCGGTAGCTGTTCATCGTCCAGTCGAGGTCGATGCCAGTGCCGTTGATGGTGGCCACGATGTCGCTCGGAGCAGCCGGAGTGGTACAGGTCGAGCCACAACTGGTGGCCCCAGAGGTGTCGACATCGTTGGTGGCTGTGACGTTGTACTGGTAGACCGAGTTCGGCAGCATCCCCGAGTGGGTGTAGCTGGTCGCGGTAGCCCCGACGTTGTTCAGCGTGGTGTAGCCGGTCCAGCCATTGGTGCCACCAGGTCCACCCGTGTTACGACGGGCGTTGACGGTCTGGTTGTTGTAGGGCCTACCGGAGGTGGCGTTGTTCTGCCATCTCAACAGTGCGGTGGTGGCACTGGCCTCGGCAGCCGAGCCACCCGAGGGAGAGCTGGGTGCAGCGATCGGTCTGGTCGGGATCGTGTGAGAGATCGTCTGACTCGGAGTGACCCCGTTGTAAGTACCGCTGATCTTGGCAGTTGCGGTGGATTTTCCGGGGCTCGATCCGTAGCTGTTCGATGAGTAGTAGTAGATGAAGACCTTGGATGCTCGTTGGACCTGTGACGAGCCCTGGTTGTTGTTGAAGGTGGTCGAGCCACCGATGTCACCGCTGTAGGTCAGCTTCTGGCCGCTGTCGTTGTAGCTGTACTGGTTGTCGGTCCAGATGTCGTAGGTGAAGGTGCACGAGGAGCTGCCGTTGTTCACCGAGGACGTGCTGTACTCAATGCCGACCCGCATCCCGTTGCCGCCGCCATAATCCCAGTTTCCCCACTCGATTGCCATACAATCACCCTGCTAGTCTGGGAACATGGGACGCAAACCGATCACCGAAGAAGAGCGTTGGGAACGGGTCACGAGCCGACTGGACGTTCAGTCTCCTGGCTGTTGGATCTGGACTGGAGCTACCGCGAAGGGCTACGGAAAGATCTGGAACGGCAATGGATACTCCCTGGTCCATCGCTATGTCTGGGAACATCTCGTCGGTCCTCCTCCTCCCCAGTTCGATCACCTATGCAGAGTCATTCTCTGTGCAAACCCTGATCACTTGGAAGGAGTCAGCAGCAGAATCAACACCTTGCGGAACTCTGCTCCGAACTCGGTGGCCTTCAGAGCCGACACCTGCAAGCGAGGGCACGATCTTCGTGACGCCTGGGTCGACCGGAACGGCACCCGCAAGTGTCGAGTCTGCCGTGCTCAGCTTGCTCGTGAGCGGCGAGCTGGTCTCCGCTGACTCGATGGCCATGGGCTACGCCGGGACGCGCAGGATGACAGTGCCTGGTGCAGTGCCTGGTGGCACCGCAGCACCTGTGGCCAGCACGATCAGACCGGCATTGCCCATCGGACCAGTCGGGCCAGCTGGACCCGTGGGGCCAGCCGGACCGGTGTTACCAGGAGGTCCCTGAGAGCCAGTAAGACCGGTCGGACCAGCAGGACCGGGATTGCCGATCGGACCCTGAGAGCCAGGCTGACCCTGACTACCCGCGATCCCCGGGTCACCCTTGGGACCGACCGGACCAGGCGGACCGGTGAGCTGCATCTGGGAAGTCCAGGCTGTGCCGCTCCAAGTCGAGATGGTGCCGTTCTGAGCCAGGTACAGATCACCAGTACGCGGGTTCTTGACATCGGAGGGGGAGTTGATGGTGGTGCCGTTGTAGACGTACCAGAGCGGCCCCGGGTTGCCCTGCTGACCGGCGTAGGAGCCCATGCTGACCCAGGCGGTGGCGGTCTTCAGCCAGTACTCCTGCAGGTCGGTGACCGCGACGATGGTGTACATCGGAGCCGTGGTCGGCAGCTGAGCAGTCGTCTTGACCGCGCTGGAGACGGTGAAGCCCTGGCCGATCGGTCCGACCGGTCCTCGTCGCCCCTCGATCCCGTACAGCGTGAACTGGTAGGTCCAGGCAGTGTCGTAGCGCCAGACATCCCCGGTCGCGTAGAGGAACATGTCACCCCACTGCGGGCTGGTGACAGCAGTATGGGTCGGGGTCTGGGTGTTGGAGGAGTACCAGGTACTTGCCACTAACCCGCCTTCCTGGGCACCTTCTTTACTCGCCTGAGCGTACCGACAACATGCGCGTCTGCCTGGTCTGGCGCGCTCTTGGCGAAGGCGCTGGTGGTCAGCTGTCGACGCTGCGCCGTGTTCTGGTGGACCTGCTGTGCACCTGCCGTGCCAGCCACCCCCAGACCAGCACCGAAGGCCACCTTGCCCTTGTTGGTGAACTGCCCGGGAGTAGTACCGCTGGTGCTGGTGGTGCTCGGAGCTCCCAGACCGGAGCGCACCGTACTGGTCGTCTCGAAGTGCTTGGCAGGTCGGTAGAGGAAGTTGTCCTTCCTACCCGATGTCGTAGTCCGGTCCATGGCGCTGGTCCCACCCTGACCCCAGGTCATGTTGGTGGTGGTGGTCTTGCCCGGACGCATGAAGCCCATCGGCTTGTTGACACTGGTGTTGGTTGTCTTGGTCCCGGCCTTGGGAGCACCCACTGTCCGGGCCGTCGCAGGCATGGTCTTCTTAGCCGCCCGCAGCTCACGAGCCGCTGGCTTCATGGCCTTCAGTGGCTTCAGGATGGACTGGCCGAGAGCCTTGTTGACCCGACGCCTGTTCCGCAGGTAGTCCTGATGGTTGGACTTGCGCCGGACAGCTGCCTCGTTGTTGAAGTGCTTCTCCCGGGCGTAGTGGTAGGCGAACTTGCTGCCCCCACCAGCTGCCAGGGCTCCACCAGCGAGCAGCGCGGTGCCCTTGGGGAAGGCCCGAGCAGCCCTGAGCACCGTGCCTGCCCGCTTGCCCGCGCCTCCCGGGTAGAACCTGCTGGAGGCAGCCTTGACCCTGGTACCCAGACCACGGGCCTGGCTGAAGCTGTCAGCGGCACCATGGGTGCCCTGCAGATCGGCCACCAGCGGTGCAGCGGCAATCGCCAGACCAGCTGATCCGGCCACCTTGGCGCTCTTCTGCTTCCGGCGCTGTTTGCTCGAACTACGGTCGATGTTCTCCAGGGTCTGCCAGTCAGCTTTGGACATGGCCCGACGCTCTGACTGGCGTACTCGCCTCTCCTCTTTCAGAGCATTCGACTGGCGGTAACCGTGCCGAACTAGGGCAGTTCCACCACCGACAGCAGCCAGACCACCACCAGCGAGCAGCGCACCACGTCCTCGCAGACCCTGTCCGATCTTGCGGTACCGCGCACCCTCCGCGAAGTGGTGGTAGGCGTTCCAGGCGTTGGTCTTGGCGGTCGGGTTGTGTACCCCCCAGGTACGAGAAGACTGCTCCAGCGTGGTCGAGGTCGACCGGTAGGGCTTGGCCTTCTTCTTGGGCGACTGACGCTCGAACTTGGTGCTGAACGGCTTGTTCTTGGCCTCTTCTGCCACTCCTGAGCGGTAGCTCTGGTTCGACAGGTTGAAGGCGCGACCGGCAGCCCCGAGATGCTTAGCACCGCGATGAATGGCGTAGCCACCACCACCAGCAGCCGTGATACCGAGGCCCATGTTGTCCTGAGCCTGCTGAGAACGATTGGCTCGTTCTCTCCGCTCGTGCGTGGTGAACAGCGGAGCAGCCTTGGAGATCGAGCTGTCGACCATCTGCAAAGTCATGGTTTCTCCCTCATCGCCCTTGCCATCAGTAACCGCGCTTCAGCCAACCCTTGTTGCGGGAGTTGTTGACCGAGGCGTTACCGCCGTGGAAACCACCACCGATACCGCCGACCAACCCACCGACCCGGGCACCGGTCTGGATCCCAGTGGGACGACGAGTCAACGCACCGATGCCAGCACCAGCCAGCGCACCACCAGCACCGCCAGCAGCAGACTCAGCCGTGGTCCGACCACCAGCTCGCCAACCGGCACTCCACTTCTTGCCGCTCTTCGCAGACATCGCGGCACCGACACCGGAGCCGATCGCCCCAGCACCCAGGAGATCACCTGCACCCTGTCCGATTGCCTGGTTACGGTTGGCCTGCCGAGCCTTGGAGACGGGAGAGAAGGCGCTCTGCTCCCACGGGCTGTCGATCATGTTGGCTCCTTTTTTGAGTTCCTTCTTGCCCTGGCGGTAGTTGGTCCGGTGCCGTTTCACGTCCCGCTCCAGCCGCTGGCCGTACGCGGAGTTCTGATGCTCCTGGACTCCACGGTTTCTCGCGCCCGCGAACCCGGCATTCAGCGCGTTGGAGGTGTGGGTAGCGGGGAAGACAGCGTTGGACATGTCGGCAGCCAGCGACAGGTGCGGATTACGATCCCGGAATTTCTGCTCGGCATTGAAGGCAGCCGAGTCCCGAGCACCTGCTCGCCGCCGCTTGGCGCGCTTCAGGTTGCTCCGCAGACCGCGTAGCTGTTCCTTCTGCTCATCGGTGCGCCTGGTCCAGAACGCCTTGGCAAACTCACCGTCGTACACCGTGGCTCCCTTGTTGACCGAGTTGGTGATGGCAGCAGCCCGCTGCTTGCTCATGCCCTTGGAGCGGAGCTTCTCGTACTGCGCGGGGTTCTTGACATAACCACCTCGATCCTTGGTGGTGAACCCGCTACCCTGACGCTCCCATGGCATAGGGCCATCATCTCAGCGGCGTCCAGGCTGCCCTGCTCTACGATGAGGCCATGGTGGTGATGTATCGGGGCTGGAAGGTCTGCGAGTGCCAACGCATCACTCTGCCGCTGATCGAAGCCGAGATGAAGGCCAAGGGGATCATCAGCCAGAACGGCTCGATCACCATCTTCCAGGCTGGCTACAACAAGGGCGGGGTCACCGCTTCTGCCGGAACTCACGACGGCGGAGGGGTGCTGGACACCGGTAACTTCTCCGATGCAGCACTGGCCGTCTGGCGCTCGTGGGGCGTGGAGATGCAGCACCGCACTGTTGCGCAGAAGTTCTCCCCCCACGGTCACGGCGTCTGGAAAGGCTGTCCGCACGTCTCCAGCGGAGCTGCCTACCAGCAGAGTGAGTGGGAAGCCGGTAGGAATGGTCTGGTCGGTCGTGGACCGATCACCGGACCTGGTCCCAAGGGATCGTCCACCCCGACCTGGCAACAGGCCGTCAAGAACAAGAAGCCAGCAGCACCGCCCGAACCGAAGGGACTCCTTGGCATGACCCAGGCAACCAGCATGAGGCGCAGCACGGACTGGAGGATCCCGACCGATACCTCCGGGAAGTGGAACGTGGCCTTCCCGCTGAACGACAGCGGTTCGGCTACAGCTGCCCAGGACACGGGTGACCAGATCATCGTGTACACCGCCAACGTCACCATCACCGGGCTCAAGGACGGTGAGGCGATCGACATCGCCTGGACCATCTGTGACACCAAGGGCGACGGTGGCGATGCCAAGTGGCCGACCGGCTGGTCAGGGCGTCGTGACTCGCGCAGGCTTGTCGGCGGGGCTGCTGGCTACCGCACCGCTGAGATCACCTTCGTCGGCAAGCTCGGCAAGGGGGCATCTGGCCGGTCCAAGCGACTGCGGCTGGTCTACCAGACCGCGTCCAAGACCGCTGTGCTCGGCTCAGCCACGGTCGAAGGTGCCGCTTGAAGGGGTAGCAGCGGGGGCGACCCGGCTGCTACCAGTCAGATCGCCGGACAGGGCCGTAGCGACGGAACCAGCCAGCAGGGACTGGTTCACGGTGTAGATGTATCGGACTACCAGAAGTACTGGGTGCCCTCTGCCCGTGATGACTTCGTCTTTGTCAAGGTCTCCGAAGGCCAGAGCTGGAAGTCCAAGGAAGCTCCCAAGCTGGTCCGAGTTGCTCGGGATGCAGGTCTGGTTGTCGGTTTCTACCATTTTCTGTGGCCGTCTAGTGCCTCTGGCTCACCAGCCAAGCAGGCTGACTGGTTCGTCGCCTGTGCCCGCAACGCCGGGATGAAGGACGGCGACCTGCTGGTCTGTGACTGGGAGGGGACCGGTGGTGGAGTGCCGTCCCAGGCCGACAAGGACAACTTCATGAAGGCTGTCGCCAAGCTGGTCGGCAACAGGAACAAGGTCGGTCTCTACGTCAACCGGTCGATGTGGAACAACTCCAACAAGACCAAAGGTGACTTCCTCTGGCTTGCTGTCTACGGCTCGTCGCCAGACATCGATGGCTGGACCTTCTGGCAATACACTGACAAACCAATGGACCAGAACAAGGCAGCCTTCGGCTCGCGTGCTGACCTGAAGTCGTGGGCCAGCTCTTAGGGGAGAGATATGTCCGGCCTGAAGCCAGAAGTTGACGATCCCGATGTTGATGGTGAAGCCACCGAGGACTACGACTTCACTGTGGAAGACATCGAGGAACACGTGCCGACCGATCTCAACCCGCCCGAGGACTTCGACGACGGATCTGACCCGAACCAGCGCTGATGCTGCTCATCGACAACGGGCTGGACGAGGCTCTGATCCCACCAACTGGTGGTGGCACAGCTCAGGCCGAAGCCTGGTGGTCGGGTAACGGAGCTCCGGCAGCTGGTCTCGGAGCGCTTGGTGACTGGTATCTGGACCAGGTCTCCGGCCAGGTCTATGAGAAGACGACCGGTGGCTGGGTGGTCAGAGCCAACATCAAGGGACCGACTGGTTCCACTGGGCCTACCGGACCAACTGGCAACACTGGCCCGCAGGGCACGATTGGACCTGCTGGACCAACTGGGCCTACTGGGCTGACTGGCCCAACCGGTAACACCGGGCCACAAGGCACCACCGGTCTGACGGGACCGATCGGTAACACCGGTCCGCAAGGTGCCACTGGACCAACCGGGCTGACCGGGCCAGCTGGTCCTACTGGGCCTCCTGGCTCAGTTGTCTACGACGACACCGGCTGGGCCAACCTGACTCCAGTCTCTGGGACAGGTACCTGTCGCTGGCGCTGTGTCAACGGTGTGGTCGGGGTCAGCATCTCTCTGTCCGGCATGACCTCATTGGCATCGAACACCAATGGTCCAGTCGTCGCTGCCGGTGGAATCCCATCTGCTTATCGCCCGGCTGTCACCGTCTACTCAGCTGGCAGCTCTGCCGGTTCCGGTCTGAGCCTTGGTGTGGCCTCCTCAGACGGTTCGGTCACCCAGTGGAACCCGACCTACAACACAGGTGCGTTGTCGGTGTGCAGGCTCTCGTTCACTTGGCTCAAGGAGTAGTGATGGGTTACTACGACGTGTTCCTGCTGACCCAGGACACCGACTTCCAGGGCAGAGTGACAGCCTGCTACGCGGGCGAGACGCTGAGCACCGAGGGTGACAATCCTGGTGCCTGGACTGCTGAGCACATCTGGAAGATGGCCTCACAGCCCGACTTCGGTGATGCCTACGCCTACGCGATAGCCACCGACAAGCCAAAACCTGGTGCTGATCCTTCAGTCATCACCGACGCCCAGTTGCTGTCAGCGGTTCAGTCGCTCATCTGAGATCGAGCTCCTCGAACTGCTGGAAGGCCTTGATCAGCTGTTCTGCCTGAGCCTCGGTAATGGCCTGGAAGCCGGTCCAGCGCAGCATGTGCACATCACCGTTGAACTCGATCCCGATGTCGGGGAAGGTCTTGGTCGAGTCAGCTCCGGTGATCTCCTCGAAGACCCGGCACAGCTCGTCATTGCCGTTCTGGGACAGATTCAGCCTCGCCATAGCACCCGCACCTCACACAGCACCTTTCCCTTGATCTTGGACTTGGCCCTGACCGAGACAGTGTTGTAGTCCCTCGCACCGTTCTCGGCCAGCACCTTGTTGACCAGCAGACCAATCAGCTGGCCGAGGTTCTGGTCTTCCTCGATCCAGCGAACCTCGACCGTCTCCGAGTACGTCTGTACGTCGTTCATTCGTCCCTATCTACTAATAGTGACTACAAGTACGAACGACGACGCCCGCACTATGCCTGTACAACCTTCAGTCTCGGGTCCAAGCAGAACACATTGGAGGGCTGCTCGGCCTTGATGATGCCGTCGTAGCCGAAGCAGTTGATGCTGTGGATGAACACACCCTTGGCAGCTGCCGCCACGTAGACCACCGGGGTGCTGGACGGGGCATTGGTGCCCTGACGCAGCGCGTTGATCCCGGACAGCACGATGTTGCTGCCGCCAGAGATGTCGATCACTCCACGGTTGAGCCCACCAGTAGCTCCGCCCGGGTTGTGCATCCCGCCCTTGAGGCTGATCCCGTCCAGGGTGATGTTGTTGCCGCCCGTGACCTTGATGCTCGCACCGAAGTGGGGAGCTGAGTCAGGAGCATCTACTGCCAGACCATCGACATAGATGTTGTAGCCGTAGTCGATCAGCAGGCCGTAGCAGTCACCCCGAGCGGACAGCATCGCATCTGAGACCAGGAGACGTGAGGAGTGGCAGTGCAGCTGCGGCTGGCCAGGAGCAGACCAGTTCGACGGCTGGGCATCCTGCAGCCCGTAGCCACCACCGAACAGCCGGTTCTCGCTGCCACCGACCGCGAATGCCGTCTTGTTGATGGCCTGCAGGTGCGGGATGCCATCGATCACCACACCATCACCCCAGCCGTTCCAGACGGTCTGGAAGTAGCGCCAGCCACAGTCTCGGAACAGCCAGTACCACAGGGTGTGACCGGAGTAGGCGTTGGTGTGCACGTCGAAGTACTGGATGCAGTGAGTGGAGGAGCCACCCTGGAACAAGATGTTGATGAAGCTGCCATCACGAGGTGAGCCATCGCTGGGATAACCCTGACCTGACTGTCCCTCGGAGGGGAAGATGAACTGAGAGCTGCCAGATCCACCTGACCAGACCAGCGTGGTGTGCCTCCCGTACTCTCGGGCCGGGACAGGACCAACCATGGTCATCCCAGAGAACAGCTTGATCGGCACGCTGTGGTTGATCACCCGGCTGGGCATGGCAATCGCATCGGTCGGGTTGCCACCGTGGTTCTGGTGGTAGTTGTTCATCGCCGTCACTCTGGCGTTGTCGTCACTACCGAGTGAGTCGAAGGAGCGGAAGCCTGGCTGGATGGTGGCAACGCCAGAACCTCCGCCACCGGTTCCAGGAGCTCCAGCTGGTCCAGGAATGCCCTGAACGCCCTGAGCACCAGGAATGCCCTGGTCACCCTTGGCACCGTCCTTACCGGCAGGGCCAGGAACGCCTTGCTGACCCGGCACACCCTGTGGTCCTGCTGGACCTGGCAGTCCTTGCGGACCTGCCGGACCTACCGTTCCCGGTGCTCCTGATGCAGCGTCTGGCTGGTCAACGAGGCGCTGTACGCCGTCCTCGTCGTAGGCGAGGTACTTCACACCATGCTCCTTCTCTGTGGTCTCCTCCCCCTCACCCAGGGTCAGTATGGCAGGACTACTCGGCTCTGTGTGGTGTGGTCTTCTTGGTCTTCTGCTTGGCGCGCCATTCGGCCACCCACTCAGGATTGTGATCCGGGCACCAGGCCGTGCCGTCCTTACTGAAGAACCAGCCGTCTGAATGTGCCCTGATCTTCGCCCAGGCATGTTCCTTCGGCAGTTCTTTCCCGCAGAGCTCGCACTTCATGTCAGCTGTTGCTCTCGGTTGAAGGGCACGTACGAGGAAACCAGAACGACCTTCTCTACTTCCAGGGTGTGACGCGGGAAGTAGTCAGACACCGTGACGTAGATCTGGTCACTCATCTCGTCGTCGTAGCAGTCCCAGATGAACACCTTCATCAGAGGGTCGGCCTTGGACAAGATCGCGATCAGCTCAGCGACAGTCATCTACTCGCCTCCGTACTGGGTGCTCAGGATGCGCCGGGTTTGGCAGTTGTCCACTCCACAGGTCGTGCAGTGTGGATGGTGCTGCTGCAGAGCGATCTCGATCCTGGCAGTGGCATCCTCAAAGAGATTCATGTGGTGACCGCAGCCGATCCGCCACCAGAAGTTGTCGTCCTCGGCCTCCAGCTCCAGGAACTTCTCGAAGGGAGGAGTGGGGCCGTTCTCGAAGTCGTCCTCCTTCATCTCTCCAGCAGCTCCTTCAGATCGAACTTCTTGGTCTTCACCGAGTCGTACACGCTGACTTGCGGACCGGAGAACTTCAACAGCTTGCTGCCGAAGACATGGGCGTACTTCTGCACCCTGAGATGACCCTGCAGGAACAGCCTGCCTCTGGGCCTGATCCGCCAGACACCACGCTTGCCACCGTCAGGACGCACCTCGGACTGCTCCTCGATCATTCCCCAGTACCGCAGTCGGGCAGCTTCCTTCGACGCGTCGTTGGTCGGCAGGTGCACCCAGTCGTCCTCACGGAGCAGGTTCACCAGAGCCATCACCATCCGGAAGGTGATCAACCGCTTGTAGATCCGGGCTGGTCGCTCACAGATCGGGCAGACGGTGCCCTTCTCGGCGTGCTCGAACAGCCACTCCTTGATCTCGGCAAGCGTCCAGTTGTCCAGGTTCTTGCTACCGTCAGGCACGTCATCAACCTAACAGACCTGATAGATCTGTCAAGACCTGACAATGGTGCTAGAAGAAGTTGGGCTGGGTCTCGATCGCGGAGGCGTACAGCTTCTGCAGCTTGTTGAAGTGCTTGGGCTTCAGCTTCTTGGCTGCCAGGTACACCCCGTGATACGGGTCTTGAGCCGTCTTGGCACCGTGGAAGGCGACCTTGCGCAGCGTGCCCTTAGGCAGCTTGATGACGTTCGGGTTGAAGGCCTTGTCGACCGCGTGCCTGCCATCAGACTCGTAGGAGGCCATCTGCACCATCTCCATGGTCCCTACCCCCGGCTCTTCTGACTGGTGTCTCGATGGCACGAGCACTGGCAGTGGGCGTCGCAGTACTTGCACTGCAGACGGCACTGAGCGTGGTTCTCGTGCAGACAGGCGGTGGAAAGATAATGCGGCCACAGTCCGCTAGGCTCTTCGTCCCTCACAGGCTGTGACCGCACTACTCAGTTCTCGTTCTTGTCCTGATCTTCCGGCTTGTAGCCGGTCTTGCCCTCGTCGTCGCTGTCCTCGTCATCCTCATAGGTCAGCTCGTTCGCTGGCACACCCAGCTGCACCCGACGCTGGTAGTCACCAGCAAAGTCCTCGGTCAGCTGACCAGGATCTTCTACCGGCTCACCGGCAGCATCGACCTGCTTGACGGTCTCCACGATGTTCTGAGCGAGTACCTCGTCATCTGGCAGGTTCTTGGCCTTGCGCTTGTAGTCAGTGGTGTCGTTCTTGGTCGCTACCACCCGCTTGGGCTCGGTGACCTCACCTGCTGTCTGCGAGCCAGTAGCTCTCTGCGACTCTGTCATGTCTCTCCTTACTTCCGGCGCGACCGAGGGTCCACGTAGGGCAGATTGCCCTCGTCCGGGACGGGCTGGTCGCCAGGACCACTGATGTCCGGGTGCGGCTGGTCGTCCGGGTTCGGCAGCGTGTTGTCCACATGGTCACCACCAGTGTTGGCGTCACCACCGGTCGGCAGGGTGTTGTCGACATGGTCGCCACCGGTATTGGCATCGCCACCAGTCGGGAGGGTGTTGTCCACGACCGGAGGCTGCTCGACCGGGTTGCCCTGCTTGTCGGTGACCTGACCCTGCTGAACGCGGATCTCAGCGATCCGGCCAGAGACCACGTCGATGGCGAGGCTGCCCTGGAAGTCGCCAGTGCCGTCCTGGTCCACGTCATTGCTGACGGTGACTGCCGCTGTACCTGCCGGACCCACAGCGGTAGCCGTGGCCGACGTGCCGTTGCCCTGGACACTCACGATGGAGTCGTCGGAACTGTGCCACTCGGTATCTCCGGATACATCGACGGAGTTGCCGTAGGCGTCCTGACCGGTGATGCTCAGCTCGACCTGCTGGTCGGCAGTCAACTGCATGGTGATCTCCTCTTGCCCAGTGGCAGGTTGGCCAGGTGCCCCTGGCTGGGGTTGACTTTTCTTGGCGCTAACTAGGCCGATACGCCATCTACATCGTATCGGTGCCCGCAGCGGTGTGACCTTGGTATGCGACCATGCCTCGCCCCTGTTCTTTCCAGAGCGGGTCCAGGCCTCGTAGCCGTACAGATAGTGCTCTTCAGGGGGCATCAGGCAGCACCGCTCGTTCGGGTAAACCACAGCAGATCGTTCCGCTCAGTGTTACCCATCCAGAGGTGGATGTCTGCACCACGCTGAGCCTGCGGCCCCTTGGGCACGTTTGCGAAGCCGTAGCCATTGCTGATGCAAACCCCGAACTTGTTGGACTCGGTGATCCCGATCGGGTCATGGATGTCGAACCTGTTGCTCACCCCACTACCAGCCTGGGAGCTGTCGACACTGATGTGGCTGTAGCCAGAGATCCGACCACTGGGATTTCTGATGTCCAGCCTGTTCAGCACGACACCTGAGTCCACGGCGTTGTTCACCTTGGCCCCGCCGTTGACATTCAGCTGCTCGAAGTTCAGGCCACTCATGGCGTTGTCAGTGGCGAAGTCCTCGGCCAGGAAGCTGCTGATCGTGGTGTTGAAGATGGTCCAGCCAGAGCCGTTCGGGTAGTTCTGGACCTTGATCCGGCGCAGAATCACCTTCAGCGTGCCCTTGGCCATGCAGCTGATGGCTGAGGCACCCTCCAGCGTCTTGCCGAGGAACTCACAGTCCTCGACGGTGTAGGTGCCAGTGATGTTGTAACCGAACACCGCGAAGGTCTCGTTCGGCGGTACTCCCTCAGACCCCGAGATGTCGATGAAGCGAACTCTGCGCAGCGTGGGATCAGTCGTCCCGTACAGCTGCCAGCCGTGGAAGCTGTAGGGCTTGCCGTTCTTCGGGCTGGTGCCCTGGGTGTTGCCCTTCACCGTCAGGTCCTGGATCAGCTTCGCGTTGTCGGTCCGGACGATGTAGTACGGGTTGGTGTCCGGGGTGTTGATGGTGTCCAGGCTCCGGTAGCCCTGGCTCAGGCTGTTCGCTGGCAGCTCCAGGATCGAGTCATCAGCGCTGGTGCCCTGCAGGCTGGTCGGCTTGCCACCCAGGTAGTAGTCATACACCGGGTAGTTGCCAGGCCGGTTGCAGTCTGGATCCTTGAAGTTCACCTTGCCGAAGGTCAGCCCGTTGTTGGCGGGAAAGGCGTCCATCTTCTTGGTCAGCGTGATGCTGGCACTGGGCTGACCAGCTGAGGTCAGGCTTGCTCCAGTTGGCTCTGCACCAGGACCAGCCATGTTGGGTGGCGCACAGCTGATTCCAGGTGGCACTGGATCTGTTGGCTTGGCATTCTCCAGCACCTTCAGCCGGGCATCCAGGGTGATGATGGCATCAGCCAGCTGCTTGGTCGATCCTGCCAGCTGGGTGACTGCATCGTTGGTACCGGTGATCGCTGCTGATAGCGAGGTGAGCCGACCCGAGATGTCGCTCAGATCCTGATCGAGCTGTTTCCCGGCGTCTGAGTAGGTTCCCACAGGTTTCCTATCTCTTGAACTTGGATGGGCGGTCCTTGTCGTTCTTGGCGTCGTGCAGCTTGTTGTAGTTGGCCTCGCGCTTGGCGTCCTTCAGCTTCTGCTCGTGGCTGGCCTTCTCCTGGGACATCTTCTGGCGACCTTCGGCACTGGACTGCTTCAGCCCCTGAGTGTGGGAGTCTCTGGAATGACGCAGTTCCTGCTCATGGGACTGTCTGCCGAACTTGAGCTTCTGGTCGTTGCTGGCAGCACCTTGCTTCAGCTGCTGCTGACCGCTGGCTTGTCCCTGCTGCAGCTCCATGTCCTTCATCTGCTGATCGTGGGCAGCCTGCAGCTGGTTCATCAGCTGGGTGAACTGCAGCTCATCCTGCTTCTGCTGTGCGCTCAGCTGACCCTGGGTGGCTGTCTGGGTGTTGGCCAGCTGGTTCTGGGCATCGGTCTGCGACATCTGCTGCTGGTGGGCAGCGTCGCTCTGCTGCAGCTTCTGCTGACCCGTAGCCGCACCGAGCTGGAGCTGCTGAGCACCCTGGGCAGCCTTGAGCTGACCCTCCTGAGCGGTGTTCTGCAGCTTCTGGTCAGCCATCTGCTGCTCGTTGGCCATCTGCTGGTTGGCAGCCTGGCCCTGGATGCCGTCAGGATGCGGAGACTGGCTCTCGATCTGGGCCTGATCTGGCGTCAGGCCGTCCTGGACCATCTGCTCCTGGTCAGCCACACCCTGGTGAGCCATCTTCTGCTGCATGAAGTCCATGGCGTTCTGCTGCTGGGCCATGCTGCGGTGCTGCTCTTCGACCTCTTCAGGTAGCTCGGGCAGGTGCGCAGTCTCGCGCAGGAACTTCTCCAGGTCGGGATCGGGGAAGAAGGTCATCCCGAGCTGAGCCATCTGGGTCATGAAGCCACCCAGCTCAGTCAGGTTCGGGGGATCGACGTTGCCAGGCTTCAGGGTGGGCAGCTGGTCGAGCTTCCAGCCGTTGATGGCAAACAGCCTGGGGATGGCATGGCGGTTGAAGGTGTCAGCGATGCTCTGGGCGATGCTGTTCAGCGCTGCCCGGAAGATGCCGGTCTTGTCCACGTGCAGCGCATAGCTGCCACCGTCTTGGTGGCCGACCATGATGAAGTCGGCCAGCACAGTCATCAGGATCGCCTGGCTGTTGCGGTCGATCAGCGCGTTGGTGTCGAACGTCCTGGAGCCGCCAGAGCTCATCAGCTCGAACTCATACAGCGGCAGCTTGGTGTCCGGGTCGGCATCACTGGGGATCACGATGCCTTCGTGCTCGTCCCGGCGCACGTTGGAGACCAGCTTCTTGAACGCGTTGAACATCCTGGCATCGTCAGGAGTGGCGTTCGGCTTCATCATCCTGCTGGGCACCTTGGCGGTGGGCAGACCAGCCAGGTCACGCTCCACACCGATGGCCTCGAACTCTTCCAGCCGCTTCTTGAAGTACCAGGGCCGGTAGGCGTTACGCAGGATGGAGACGCCCTCAGGGTTGCCCTTGTGGGTGCCTACCCGAAACAGCAGGCTCTTCTCGATCGGGATGGTGATCTGGGTGTATCTCGGGGCTGGGATCTGCACCATCCCCTTGATCCCGCCATCGTCATCGAAGACCCAGCGAAACAGTGTCTCCTGGGCTCTGATGCTGATCTTTCGCCAGCCGATCTTCCCGTCGTTGAACTTCGACTTGCGCTTGGGTGATGTCTCCCAGGGACCGATCCGCTTCTTGTAGACCACCTCATGCCAGGACCAGCCGTAGGGCAGCATCGAGAGCACTTCTGCGATCAGGTCATCCCAGGAGTGGCTCATGTCCGACATGCACTCTTCGACGAACTCCACTGCCTGCTGCTGCTCGGGGCTCTGGTCTGCGCCCACCACGTTCCAGTCGATCTGGCGCAGCAGCTTCTCGATGGTGAACAGCAACGCACCCACGATCGGGTCGTTCTTGCTCATCTCGGTGAAGACCTGGTCGCCCTTGGTGCCCTTCAGGGCGGGGAGGAACTCCTCGTCGATGATCCCGGCAGACCGCTTCAGACCGGTAGCACCCAGCTCACCCAGGGCAGGCCCTGAGTTCAGCTTCTCGCTGACCTCGCCCTGCACCTCACCTGGTGCCATCGACCCGTAGGCATCAGCTGCGTTCTTGAACGCGCTCTGGCTCTCGGGCATGGCTCCAGTCTCTCAGGGGTGTCTATGACTCACCGTGAGCTCAGTGGGACAGTCGCGGGATGATGAAAATCAGCAGAGCGATGATGGCGAGCACGCCAACGATCGTCCAGATCAGGCCGTATCGAGACATCAGACACCTCCCTGCTCAGTCG